CAATGATGGCGAAAAGCCTATCGATTTCAACACGTTGAAGAGTATCAAGATAACAACTGAGATTATGGCTAATCTCGACAACAACCTTTCCAAGATAGTAAACATGAACACAGAAGGCAACGAGTTCATAGAAGAGTTTATATCCAAGCTAAACCCCACTGACGAAGAAATAGCAGAACTATATGCCTCTGGGAAGGGCTAAACCTTTTCAGTTCGACCCATTCTCTAAGAAGCACAGGCAGCTTCTTTACTGGTGGGATGAGAGATCGCCATATTCAGACAGAGACATGATTGTAGCACATGGGGCTATACGTTCGGGCAAGACCATCTCGATGATAGTTTCGTTCCTTCTTTGGGGGCAGAGAAACTTCACTGACGAGGCTTTTATTATCGCTGGTAAGTCCATCGGCTCATTGAAGAGGAACGTTATACGCCCCATGACGCAAATTCTCGAAACGTGGGGCTGGCAATACAGATGGAACAGGGCAGAGAACTATCTTGTGATAGGTGACAACACATTTTACCTTTTTGGGGCAAACAACGAAGCGTCTCAGGACTTAGTTCAGGGATTGACTTCAGCAGGTTTCTATGGAGACGAAGTAACTCTATTTCCAAAATCATTCACAGATCAGGCAATGAGCAGATGTTCAGTCAAAAACTCTCGTATATTTCTCAACTGCAACCCTTCAAGTCCTCATCACTACATAAAGACAGAATACATAGATGATTGTGACAAGAAGAAAGTCTTTCCTCTGCATTTCAGAATGGAAGATAACCTCTCTCTTGAAAAAAGCATCATTGAAAGATACGAGAGGCTTTATTCTGGTGTTTTCTACAAGCGGTATGTATTAGGTGAGTGGGTAATGGCAGAGGGAATCATCTACGATATGTTCGACCATTCTGTAAATACCTACACGAAGCTGCCACAAGGCAAATTCAAGAGAGTGATAGGTGTTGACTACGGCTCTACTAACCCGACATCGTTTGTGGATATAAGGGTAGAGGATAGGCAGGACAGAGTTAGATTCTATATTGAGAACGTTTACTACTTCGATGCGAGGGAAGAGGGCTGGACTAAGACTGACTCTCAATATGCCGATGACTTTGCAGAGTTTGTAGGCAACACTAAAGTACACAAGATATTTGTTGACCCTTCGGCAACTTCTTTCATAACCGAGCTTCGATTCAGAGGCTTCAATGCGCTGCAAGGAAACAATGATGTGTTAGACGGCATCAGGAGCATTGCAACGCTAATGTACAACAGGGATATGAAGGTAAATACAAAGTGCACGCCTTTACTTGACGAAATATCAGAGTATTCGTGGGATGACAAGGCACAAGAAAAGGGGATTGACCAACCTCTTAAAGTCGATGACCACGCCTGTGACGCTATGAGATACGGCATATACAGCTACTTGAAAGGCAGGTCAGTAATCCTCTCGAACAAAGACGACATTCCAAGCATAGTTCCCGATTGATAGGAGGCAGTTTTGAACTATAAGACGGACAGGTTTCGTGTAACTCTTACCAGAACTGATTTTGATGCGCTTCTGAATATGCTGAAACAAATGCCGTGTAATGATTATGCGGAGCTGTATTTGAAGTTGCGCAGACACATGATAAATGCAGACCGCAACAGGGTGATGAAGTCATGTGCAGGTATAAAGTAATTGCTACATCTAATGGTTTCTACATTGTTGAAGAGGACTACAACGAAAGCAACGAACTACCTTATTTCTTTCTAAGCCCTATTGAGGCATTGAACTATCTTGCGAAAAGCTGTTATTCATAGGAGGTAAAAAAGTGGAGAGGGAATTTAATGTTTCCAGCTACAAGAGGCTGGTAAGCTCGATGCTGCTTTGCGTAATACTGTCTCTTGTCGCTGTTGCAATACCAAAGGACTGGCTGTTGCACTATCAGGCTGCTTTGTTCATAGCATCAGTTCTTGTAATAACGCTAGTACACGATAGAGCTGCATGGCTGCCCTTTGCCGTAACTAAAACTGAGTTTGGCAGTGCGCTTGCTATACCTATGCTTCTTTCTATGTTCCTAAACGGATACGCTTACTTGCCTGGATTTGAAGTACAATTATTGCTTGTCATATGGTTTGGCATAAACATTGCAAACACTGTATTCAGCAAAAGCCCTTTCGTAAGCTATTTTGGAAACACAGACAGAAACATGGGGCTTGCTTTCAGAATGTTGATACCAGTCTTGATGCTTTCAGGCTTTCAGTTGAACGTTGTGTTTGGAGCTAAGCTGATTCCTTTTACCCTTCTTATAGCTGGAATTGTGGAAGCTGGCGTAGTGTGGCTGCAATACATATCTGACAAGTACAAGCTGAAAATCAAATGGTGGTACAAGACAAATATGAGCGGAAGGTATCTCGGAACTATATTGAATCCGCTGCAATGCGCCAACTTCCTGCTTGTACTGATGCCTGTTGCGTTTCTGGTAATTGACAATGCAATCCTATCATCGATTGCCTTTGTGTTCATAGGCTCTGCGTTGCTGCTTACAGCTGGAAGGGCAACGCTTGTCGCTGGTTTTGTGGAAGTGCTGATGCTGACGTTCTTCACAATTGCAAACGGTATGTTCATTCAGGGCATTGTTATTATATGGGCTGTTATAGCCTTCATGCTTACACCTTATTTCAGAAACATTATAGGCAGATTGAAGAAGGCAAAAGCAAAGATAATGGAGGGCGTTGACAGCAGGCAACTATTGTGGAAAGACGCTTGGAAACTTGTAAAGGCTAATCCTTTCGGAACTGGTGTTGACAACATATCAAATCCGTTCAGGAAGATTGCATCGGTAGAGACCGCTGACAGATACCCTCACAGCATTGTTGATAGAACGCATAACCACTACATAGATATGCTGGTAGAAGGCGGCATTGTTCGTCTTGTATCTTATATGACGCTGCTTGTATTCGCATTGGTAATGGCTTTCACAACAAGCAACTGGATAATAGGCACGGCAATAATAGTCTATTCAATCGATGTATTCTTCTCGTTCCCATTGCAGCCTAACCACATGGTGTTCATGCTGTTGTTCACGGCTCTGCTTGTACCTGATGCGATTATTCTAAATCCGTATGCGCTGCTGATTTTGATACCGTTCATAGCGTTTAATATGATTACCGCTGCATTGACTAACAGGGCTATGAGATATATGAGCATGGCTATCAGCTTCGTAAATGACAAACACGACTTTGACAGCGGAATAAACGCCATGTACACCGCAATAGACACAGCTCCGTGGGAAGAATCCTTCTTCAATGTCGCTGGAAACATTGTATATGCTCAGGTAACTTCCAAACAGACAAACAACATAGTCTTGAAAGGCTTCGAGAAGAGATTCAATGAAGCCCTTCCTTTCATACAGAAGAATTGCAGAGCGCCTGACAATCCAATTAACGCAATGGCAGCTATCTTCGGGATAGTCGGTGCTGCACATAAGAAAGATGAATTGTTTGATGTTTCTATACAGCTATCGGCACTTGCTTTGAAATACAATCCTACGTCTATGAAGGCGAGAAGGAATCTGCTGATGGTTTTCTGGCACAAGAATATGTACAAAGAATACGTTGGCCTTGCTAAATCGATTCTGAAAGAGTGTTTGCTCGGATACCACAAGAAAGATGTAAACGAGAAAACGTTATACGAGGCTTGCGGATACTGCATGAGAACTGGCGGTATCAAAGACGAGGAACTGGATGCGATGTACAAGATGAGGTCAAAGTTATGGAAAGCGTGAAGAGGCAGAAATGCCTCTTTTCATTTGAGGTGATGTGATGGCTCTATTCAAATTCAACAAGAAAGAGAAACCGAAGCCTTCCCTCAAACAATTCGGCTCTACCTACGATTCGGCAGCAGAAGCAATCGGAAGTGTTTTCTTTTCCAGTGCCGCAACTATAACCGATTCCGAGCTTAGGTTGATTTCCGAAGATGAAACGGTATTCTCTGGTCTGAATTTTCTCGTGACTTCAATCAGCTCTAAGATCGGTGGATACACTAACCCCGACAGTGAAATAAAACAGTTTGTCAATTCAAACCTAGATCAGATGACAACTGCCTTGAAGAGAAGGGTAGAAGGCTTGCTAACCAACGCTTTCATATTCGGGTGGGGAGCTGCCGAGAAGGTGTGGTATCTGGTTGACGGCAAAATAGTGCTTGGAGACTTAGCTGTCTATCAATCGGATTCAATGTCAATCAAGCTGAACGACAAGACCAAGAACATTGAAGCGATACAGCAGACTTCTTCTGGCGGTCAGGTAGATATACCAATTGACAAGATGGTGCTGTTCAGGTTAGGGGAAGGGCTTTACGGCCAAAGCTACATCAGAAAGTGCTACAAGATGTGGAAGCTAAAGAAAGAACTGTTCAAGATTTGGGGCGTTGGAATGGAAAAGTTTGCGTTGCCTATTGTGTGGGCTGCAACTGATGGCGATGCAGCGGAAGTCAACAACCTCCTGAAAAACATCTACTCAAAGACATCTCTAACAACAGATGCAAATACGAAGCTAACTCTATTGCAGCAAACGCCTGGAACTGATTTCTCTGCTCAATTCAAGTCTGCCATTGAATACGCCAATTACCTAATGTATCGATCATTAAACCTGCCTCAGTTGCTACTAGGCTCTGAGAACGCTGGTGCTTATGCGCTAGGCAAGATTCATTACAAGATGTTCGATGACATCGCAAGAGCCTATGCAGGTCAAGTTGTTGACGTAATCATGGATCAGCTAATTTCACAGATGATTGACTACAACTTTCCTAACGCTGAAAGCTACGGTCAATTTGTGGTGCTGGATGAGCCTGACTTTGAAGAGAGAGAAAGGGTATCGAGATTCCTTGTAAAGATGGCTGAGTCTGGCGCAATTAACTTCAAAGACTATGACGATGTTGCCTTCGCAAGGCAGCTTGCAGGAGTTCCAGACATAAGCGGTGGCGCTTCAAACTTCGATGAGTGGCTTAAAAAGGCTGGTGATTCAGAAAATGAAAACGTTCGAGATACTGACACAGATAAAGAATCTATCTGAGGACGGCTTCTGGCACAACGTGCTGCCTTACGGAAAGTTCTATTACAAAGGCAGTAAGGGCGTTGAGGTAATAAATATCGATGATCAGTTCGCTGACAGGTTAATCAACAACTTCAAGGAAGGCAAGACTTACTACAAACCTTTCATGAATCTTGACCACAACGGTGAAAACTACGGCGATATTGAAAACATCGAGAAGAGGGAAGACGGCATCTACACGTATGTTAAGCCCACAAACAAAGGTCAGGAGCTTATCAAAGACAAGATGTACAGATATTTCAGTGCCGAATTTTTTGACAACTACATGGATAAGAAAACAGGGAAAGCTATCGAAGGGCCAGTTTTAAGAGCGCAGGCATTGACTAATACGCCAGCTCACCCAGGTGTGCCTATGATAACTCTTTCTGAGAAACCTATTGAGGAGGATTCCGACATGGATGAGTTGAAGAAACTGCAAGAACAGCTTGAAAGCAATACTAAGCTGCTCAGCGAAAAGGAAGAGACGATAAAGACTCTCACGGAAGCTAAGGAAACGGCTGAGAAGAAACTCTCTGAACTCACCACTGAACTTGAGACGGTAAAGACCGAAAACGAAGAGTTCAAGACAAAGCTGTTTGCCGAGCAGAAAGCATCTTGGAAGAAAGGCTGGACTGAGAAAGGCGTACCGCCAGCAGTCGTTGATGAGCTTGACCCAATTGTGCTTTCAGAGAAGGATTTCGCAACCTTTGACAAGATCCTTGAGAAAGTTCCAAAAGTAAAGCTAAACGAAAAAATGGGTAGCGACAATGAGAAACCGCTAGATGACAACAAGCGCTATGAAGCACTAGGCAAAGCTATTGCCGACAGTGTTAACCCTAAGAAAAAGGAGTGAAATTAAATGGCCGCTGGTTACAGAAAAACAGATGAAAGCGAATTTGTAAAAATTTATTCCCTAGAACACCCACCAGTTATACGGTCTCTGGAAATACTTGCTGATACTGGTGATTCGGACGGCCTTATACCAGCAGGAACAGTTGTCGGCAAGACTACTGCCACTGGTGTATTCAGACCAGTTCCATATACCACAGTATCGGAAGAGGTAAGCCCTGCATCTAACACTATCCCTGTTGCTAGTGCCGATCCGTTCGTTGTTGGTGACAGCGTAAAGATTGATGCCGGTAGTGCTTTGACGGTTACCGCAGTTAATAAGACGCTTAACACCATCACAGTAACGCCAGCCTCTACCGCAAGTGAAGATGACGATGTTGAAGGGCAGGACGGCTCTGCTACTGGTTACGCTATCACAGTGCAGCAGGTTGACGTTGAAGATGAAGCTGACGCAGTTCCTTGCCTTATGCACGGTATAGCTTACAGAGACTACATAGACAACATCACAGACGACCTCGAAGCCGATCTCATTGGTCGCATCTGGTTTAACAACGCTATCTAAGGAGGAATAATCAATGGCTGACAGACCGATACTTCCCGATGTATTTCATTATCGTTCTCTTACAGCGGGTATAACCGAAATATCGCTTAAACCGAGGCTGCTAACAGACCTTATCCTTAACAAGACTAGCCTGCCTACGGTTTTCTCTGATACAAAGAACGTTGAGTTTGATGTACAGACGATGAATCACGCACTCATACCCTTCATGAAGAGAAGCGATCGTGCGCACCTTATGAAAACCGATAACTACAAGCACTACATAATCGAGCCACCTACAATGAAAGAATCCGATGATCTTACATATGATGAGATATTCACTCAGAGATGGGCTGACGAAGACCTTACTGGCGTTAACAGAAACCACGTTGTCAGCAGAATAGCAAGGTCACAGAAGCTAATCAAAGAGAGAATTGAGAACAACATCGAATGGATGCTTTCACAGATAGTCACCACTGGAAAGATAGATTACTCTGGCGACTATGACAGGTTTGAGTTCGACTTTGAAGTGCCAGCAGCCAATCTTGCGGAAACAGCTACTTGGAGCGATTCTTCAAGCACTGTTATACTCAACGACTTGAGAGAATGGCAGAAAGAAATATACAGCGCCACTGGATTCAAGAATCTCGTTGCTCTCGCTACTCCTGACGTTGTTGACGCAATCCTTTCAAACTCTGGCATCAAGACGCTTCTCGATAACAGAAGGCTCGTAATCGGTAACATCGACTACGGCTTCCCATACATCGGGAATCTCAACGGAGTGCCTATCTACGAGTTTGATGAGAGCATACTTGACGAAGACGGTAGTGAGACAGACCTGCATGGCGCAACTGATCTCTTTATTCTTGTTGCTCCTGATGCTTTCCAGAAGTTCTATGCGCCTTCGTTCAACAAGAATGGGCCTGTTAAGAGTGAAATTTACTCTTACGCAACTGAAACCGATGATCCAGAAGGCGTTAAGATATTTGCCGAATCCCACATGGTGCCTGTTCTCAGATACAGAAAAGGTCTTATCGTAGCCACAATCACGGTTTAACTTTGACATGAGAGGTGATGCCCTATGACAGTCGAAGAACTGATAAGAGGGCTGCCTCCTGCTATAAGAGAGCAAATTGCTAAACCAGAGACACAGACAGATAATCTAGCAGCTATCGAGGGCTTTCTTGAACAGGGGGAAGCCCTTGCTGCTACTTTGAACGCATCTGATGCTGTGAAAGAGACTACCGCTGCTCTCTTTGCGAAGGCACAAATCTTCTATATGTTTGGCTTCATAGATAACGGCGACAGATATGACGACCAGTTCAGGCACTATCTCAGCAGATACAAGCCTGGCACTGAGCAAACCTCTGCATTTGTTGTAGATACTGACGATCAGATATTCACAGACACCGAATTGGAGAAGTGGTAACTATGGCGGTCAACGAATACTCTTTATACGGCAGCATGATAGTTACCATAAACGGCACTCAAGCTCAGTTGCAGTTACAGGAATTTGCAAACAGGATTGCTAACATGAGGTCGTTATATGGCGATCTTTCGAGGTATATGTACCGCTCTGTTATGCAGAACTTCAATTCGAGGGGCAGACCATATAAATGGCAAGCATTGAAACCGCAAACAGTTGAAAGAAAGAGGCGGGCAGGCTCAACAAGACCTAACGTGCCTCTTTACAGGACTGGCAGAATGAAACACGGTATCAAAGCCTCCCACAATAAGCATGAAGCGAGGGTATCGGTAAACGAAGACTACGCAATCTATCATCATGGCAAAGTAAATGACAAATACAATCCAGCTTCAAAGGCAACTAAATATATGCCGCAAAGGCGCTTCATGCTCTTTCAGGAAGAAGATCAGGCTTATATAGAAATGAAGACGCTTGGGCATATTGTGGGAAATTTGAGGTGAAACTTTGAGAAAGGAAATGCTAATAGCTCTGAAAACAGCAATAGAAACAGAGTTGAAAGATAGCTGGTTTACAGCCACAAAGAAAGTCATAACGGCTTCTCCTAGAGAGACTGAAGATGTTCTATACGAGTTTCCTGTTATCTTTCTAGCTCCTGCCGCAACACAGTATCAGCAAGCACTTGGAACACAAAGAAAGAAATATAGATTTGTTGCCACTTTATGGTCACGTGGGGGTTATTCGGACTTAGACGATATTATTGCCGAGCAGCTAGACTTCGTTGATTTTATGACAGAGCTGTTCCCTAGAACTAATATAGTTTCCTTCACCTGTACAGAGAGTGGCAGTAGAGTCACTAAACGATTCATAGCAAACGTTCTTGCGGAAGACTTCTCCAATCCAAATGTATATACAGATCAAGTAGATATGCGGATCTCTGTACCGCTTGAACTCGAACTCTTGTAAATAGAGGAGGAAACATTATGGCCTTAACAGGTAAAGATGTATTTGTATCTTGTGGTGCTGCTGGCACGACTGGTCTTGCCACAAACTTCAAGATAGGGAATAAATCTAACGCAATAGAGAGAAAAGGTCTTGGCAACGTATCGCTTACAAGGCTTACTGGATTTGAGTTCTACGCATCTGTAACTGGCGATGTTACTGAAAGTGGTTGTACCATAGCTACCAGTCTGAACTCAGATAGCACTTTCACAATAGGGGCTAACTCAATAAGCATATCAGGGGCAAAGGTTGAGTCGTTCAAACTTGAGTGTGCTCAGGGTGAGCCGTTACAGTATTCGGTTGATTTTGTTGGCACTGGTTTAGGCAGTGGTTCTACCACAGAAGCAGACACAGTAGAAGGCTTACTGATAATGGGAGACGCAGTAATAGCCATTGGCACAAAGACAGGCACAATAGATACCACATCGCCTTCTCAGATTTCAAAATTTACTCTTGAGGGCAAGCGGACTATTACGCCTCAATACGGAACTGAATTAACCCCTCAGTCTCTTTCTCTAGGGTCTTGGGAGTATTCGCTTACAGTAACCATAGCGCCAGAATCACTAAGTGGCATTGACTTTCTGTCATCTGTTGACGGAAACGGTAAACCTGACGAAAATGAAGATTGTACTTTTGAGGCAACGTTTACTGGCCCTAACGCAGGTGGATTGACAATAGCCGCATCTGGTATGACGGCAGATGACGCAAGTCTCAGTGCCGACCCTGACAATCCAGTTGATTTTACTATCAACTTCAAGGCGGCATCAGTATCAATTACATAAATTCGGAGGTGAACAATGGGTAGCAAAGTACCAGACATAGTAACACCAGACACCAGAAAAGAGTATAGCAATGGCAATTTCACTTGTATGTTGAAGCCTCTCCTTGCGAAGGATACAGACCACTTCCTCAACCTAATGGCTTTGCAGGATAAATGGGGGCAGATTTCAACAGACAAGAAGAAGTCGGTAGAGAAATTCAAGAACTTCACGAAAGAGGACATAGAAAGGCTCATAAACATAGTCACGGCTTCAATAGCGGAATGGAACATAGAAAAAGAGATAAGTGTGGCTAATGTTGGCGAATCACTGAATCCCATGCAACTGCTAGGTGTCTTTGGAGAGGTGATGAGCTTAAACTTTCGTGAGTGATGACGAGTTATTACTCCTAAAGTACAACAAGAAGGACAGCAGGGCTATGTTTCCGTGGAAGGCCCTGCTTATCTTTCTTGACCATCACAATGACACTCCGTGGGGATACGACACCCCTATCAAAACGGAGATGCTGATTGAATTTGTAAGGGGTGAACTATATGGCGGTCACAACTAACATTGACATAGTAGTCAGGGCTTTCGATCAGGCTAGTCAAGTTCTGACAGGCGTTCAGACTAAAGTGCAAACTTTAGAGATGACCGCCGCTAAGATGCAGCGTGCTGGCGTGGGTATGATGGTAGCTGGCGCTGCTATGTTATACCCTTTCATGAAAGCGATAAATGTGTATTCGGAGTTTGAGAATGAGCTTAGAAACGTTGTAGCCATCAGTCAGGAATTTGCAGACGCTTCGGTTGGAGTAGAAAAGTTTGGAAAAGTATTCGTAGATGTAGCTTCTCAAACAAAGTTTGCAGCAGCCGAAGTTGCCGAAGCTGGCTATGCGTTTGTATCACGTGGCTTCGACTTCTCAGACGTTGAATCGGGGTTACTTCCTGCAACGAGGTTTGCTCAGGCAATCAAAGGAAACCTAATACCTTCTACTGAGCTTCTGCTAAACACTCTTCAGCAATACAAGCTGGATATGTCGGATATAGGAAACGTAACCGATATGCTTTCAGAATCTATTGCGGATTCGGCATTGAACATGGAGAGGTTAGCGGACTCTATGAAATATGTAGGCCCGATAGCCTATGCTGCAAATGAATCGGTATCAGACACACTCGCTTCATTGATGCTGCTTGCAAACGCTGGTATCTATGGACAGCAAGCTGGAACTGTTTTCAGAAGAATGATGCAGTCGATACTAGCTCCGACAAGAGAAGCAGAAAGTGCTTTGCAGGCGGTAGGCTTTACAGCTAAATCACTATCTACTGGTGTCAATGACATGGGAGACGTGCTTGAGAAATTCAAGAACAGATTCGTTGAGTTAGGGTGGGCTACATTAGACCCCGTTACTAACGAGTTCAGGATACTTGCACAGCACGTTGAAGATGTCGGTAAAGTAGGTAGGGAAGTATTTCAGATAAGAGCTACTGGTGGCTTCATAGCCATGCTTACTCAAGGCAATGAATTGTGGGAGCAGTACAAGCACAACGTAGAAACCGCTGCTAACGCAACAGAGCAAATGGCAGAAGTACAGATGGCTTCGCTTGCAAACATGGTAACTATCTTGAAGGATAAAGTACAGGCGTTGGCTATCGAAATAATGAGTTCAAGCGAAACCT